CGACCGGGTTAAAGACATGCTGAAGACGCTGCTGCGAACGGTGGCTGCGGCAAGGCAGGACGAAATTGGGATCGAGGTGGGGGGACTGGACGAGTTCGACATCGGCGAGTTCACGAGCGAGTTGGAAGATGCCGAGCGGTTGTTGAAGCTCGGTATCCCTTCAGCGACGCTGCGGACGCAGGTCCAGAAGAAGCTGGCGATGAAGTACCTGTGCGATGCGAGCCAGGACGTGAAGGACAGGATCGCGCAGGAGATCGACGCCGGATAGGCGAGGGGTGAGCGGGGAGTGGAGAAAGGAAGGACAACCATGGATCAGTCAGCACAGGAAGAACGACGTGTGGCCGGAGCGGCGCCGGCGGAAGAGGTGAAGGGCATGATCCGCTCCGTGATAGAGGAGTTCGTCACGACGGAGCGGCGGCAGACCGAGCCGGCGTACAAGGCGGAACTGGTGGAAGAGCGGCGGCGGCGCGAGCAGTTGGAGCGCCGGGTGAACGAGTTGGTGGAAGAAAACAAGCGCAGCCGGCAGGCGGCTGAAGAGAGCGACCGGCATTCGCAGATCCGCACAGAGCTGCAGCGCCTAGGCGTATCGAAGGTGGACCTGGCATTCCGCATTGTGAAGGACGACGTGACGCGGAGCGCGGAAGGTACATTGCAGGCGAGAACGGCGGAAGGGGATCGCGGGCTGCGCGAGTATCTTTCGGACTTCGTACAAGCGAACCCGGAGTTTCTGCCGGCGCGGATCGCAGGCGGAAGCGGGGCAGTGAGCCCGCCGAAGGGCGTAACGGGCGGGCAAGGAATTGATTTGGAGCGGATCCACCCCGGGATGAGCCGGGAAGAGTTGCAGAGGGTCCGCGAGCAGATCTCTCAGGTGGCACTGCAGAGCCTGAGAGGCGAGTAGCGCATACGGCAAGAGACGTAGCGCTGAGATGACGAGAGAAGAGAGAGAAGAGAGGAAAAAACAATGGCAGCAATCACTTCAGCCAACCTGGCGAACGCGATCGTGAAGCTTGTGGCGGTGGACGCGCTTCCGTCCCTGATGGGCAATCTTGTGATGGGCAACCTGGTGAACCGGGACTTCGAACCGACGCTGGCGCAGGCGGGCGACACGGTGAACGTGCCGATTCCGCCGACGATGGTGGCCAACAACATCGCCGAGGGCGGCACGGTGCAGACGCAGAACCCGAACGTGGCGAATGCTCAGATTGTTCTGAACACGCACGCCGAGGCGACGTTCGTCATTCCGGACGTGACCAAGGTGATCGCGGTTCCCGACCTGTTGAGGCTCTACATGCAGCCGGCGATGACTGCGCTGGCGGAGAAGGTGGAGAGCGACCTGTTGAGCCTGTACAGCCAGTTCACGGCGAACACGCCGCTGGGTACCGGTGGGACGGCGCTGACGGAAGCGACGGTGGATTCGGCGGAGACGAGCCTGTTCGACGCGAAGGTTCCAGCGGCCGAGCAGAAGTACCTGGTGGTGGACGGCAGCGGATATTCGCAGTTGCGGCAGATTGCGCGCTTCAGCGAGTATCAGACCGCCGGCGATGCGGGGCTGAAAACACTGGTGGACGGCAGCATCGGGCGGATCAAGGACTTCTATGTGTTCCGCTCGCAGTTCGTGAAGAAGACGGGCACTTCGCCGGTGACGACGAACAACATCGCGTTTGCGAAGAACGCCCTTGGCCTGGCGATCCGCCGCCTGCCGCGGCCCCTGCCCGGGACCGGCGCCATCGCCGAGTATGCCGAGTTGGGCAACTTCGGCATGCGGGTGCTGATGAGCTACCAGCCGAACACGCTGGCGCAGCAGTTCACCGTGGACATCCTCTACGGCACTGGCGTGCTGCGGAACAGCCACGGCGTGCAGGTGCGCAGCTAACCAGGCGGCGCAGGGGGGCGGCTGGACGGCCGCCCCCCCGATTGAGATGGGCGCAACTCAGGAAGGGAGCGAACGGAAATGGATCTGAAGAAGTACTACGCGGAGCTGCAGGAGAAGGAAGCGTCACTTGAGGGAAAAGACTTGTACGTGGTGAGCCTGGCGACATCGGACGGCGGCAAGGCCGGGATCTTCACGCAGGTGGCCAAGCGACTGGGTTGCCAGTTGATGGTGGAAGGCAAGGCGCGGCTGGCAAGCAAAGAGGAAGTGGAGGCGTACGAGAACGAGCAGGCAGAGGCGCGGGCATCGATTGAGAGCCAGGCATTTGCCAGCCGGATCCAGGTGCAACTGGTGACGGATGGAAAAGGCGGCCTGCGACAGGTGAAGGGCAAGCGCGAATAAAGGGAGGCTGAAATGGCATTGCTGGTAGACGGCGACGTAAATCACATCGAGGACCTGAAGGAATGGGACACGAGTGTTCTGGATGTTGCGAATGGAGAGGGTATCGACCTGAGCGCCAAGCTGCGGCTGGCGGCGAAGGAGATGGAGGAGGAGATCGAGAGCTTTCTGCGCTGGCATGAGGAAGGCGAACTGGATCAGGTGGAGACAAGCACATCACTCAAGCGCTGGCATGCACTCAAGACGCTGGAGACCGTCTACCGGGATGCCTATTTCAGCCAGTTGAACGACCGGTATGGGGCGCGGTGGAAGAATTACACGGAGCTGGCTGCGAATCAAGAGAGACGATACTTCGACGCGGGAGTAGCGTTGGTGAGCCAGCCGGTGAGGCGGCCGGAGAGAGTGGAGATCGTTATTGGAGAAGGAGCGGCTTCGGCGGCGACGTACTGGCTGCAGGCAACACTGATCGATGCGGCGGGACGGGAAAGCGCGCCGAGCGAAGTGCAGGTCACGAGTTCGCCGTTGCCGCACGCGGTGACGGTAAGGATACCGTTTGCGCCGAGCGGGGTGACGCACTGGAACCTGTTCGCATCGCAGCAGGCAGGCTCACTGGGGTTGCAGAACAGCGCACCGATGGCGGTGGGCAGCGAGTGGGCGCTTCCGATCGTTGGAATTGTGTCGGGACGGCCCCCAGGCCATGGGCAGGCGCCGGACGGACTGGTGAGCCGGTCGACACAGCTCAGGAGAGGGTAACCATGACGTTCACGACGGTGGAGGTCATCGAGGCCATACGAGAGTTGCTGGAAGCGGAGAACGGTCTGGCAGCCAGCATGGAGGAGTTGAAGAGGGTGTACCGGCAGGATGAAGGACAGCCGGCCGCGGCGAGCATCCAGTTCCATCGAGCGCCAGCGGAACTGCAGGAGAAAGCGAAGGGAACGAAGTATCCGCAAGTGCACGTATACTGCGACCGCATCGAGAGCCGTCCCACGGAGAGGCTGAGGCGGTTCTCGGGGCGCATTCGAGTTGTGGCGGAAATCCGAGTCTCGGGAGACCGGCTGGACGGCATGACCGACAGCCTGCACTTCTGCGTGGACGGGGTGAGGGATGTGGTGGAGAGGAATGCGGGGTGCATGCGGGATGGGTTGTACCTGAGCAACGAGTACGAGGTGCAGATCGAGCCGGTGAAGAAGGGCGGCTTGAACTTCATTCAGACGGCGAGGATCGCGTGCGCGGTGATCGTCAACAGGAGCTAGAAACGGAGATCTAAGATGGCATGCTACATTTCGTCACGCAATAACCGCTACTACGCGGCAGTGGAACAGAACTACGGGGTAGTGGCCCCTGTCACCGCGGCAAACAGATTCAGCGGGCTTTGGCTGGATGCGGTGCAGGAGTTCGAGCAACCGCGGCGGAGAGACAAGACGGGAACCCGAACCAACAGGGGGGTTACCGGGGAACTGAAGAAACAGACGCGGTTTTCGATGAAGACGTATCTGTACAACAGGGAAAACGGGGACGATGCTCCGCGGTACGGGGCGCTGGTGCAGGGAGCGCTGGGCGGGGTTCCGCGGCAGATCGCCGGAAGCAAGAATGTGGTCCAGGGCAGTGGTATGGACGTCACCTTCGGACAGGCGCACGGGATGAATTACGGCGACGCGTTCAGCCTGGGGAGTGATCTGCGATTCGTGGCAGCGGTGCCTGACACGCAGACGGTTGTGTTGAGTGCGCCACTGAGTGTCGCGGCGCAACAGGGGGATCTGACCGGAGGAACGATATCGTACTCACCCGCAGTGTCGTTGAATGGCGTGAGTCTCTATGACTACTGGTCGCCGGAGACTGCAGTGCAGAGGGTGTTGCGCGGCGCCGCGGTGGAAATGATGCAAATGAAGGTCAACGCCGACTTCCACGAGATTCAGTTCGACGGAAGAGCAGCGGACCTGATCGACAACAAGAGCTTCGAGGCAGGGATGGGCGGGCTGAGCGCCTTTCCGGCAGAGCCGGAACTGCAGCCTATGAACGACGGTCCAGTACCGGGGCATCTGGGGCAGGCGTGGATCGGACTGGGACCGGATATGGTGCACACGCTGGCCGAGGCGCGGATTCGGGTGAAGAACAACCTCGATTTCCGCAATCGCGATTTCGGGAGCCTGGCCCCGCGGTGCATCGTGGCCGGAGATCGCGAAGTGACGGTGGATCTGGAGCTGTATAGCCAGGACCGGACGATGTTCGATGAGATCTACCAGGCCGCACGGCAGCGCAGCCCGATTCCATTGATGATTCAGATGGGCGAGACGGCAGGAGCAATGTGCGGGGTGTACATTCCCGCGGTGGTAGTGTCAGTTCCCGAGTTTCTGGACGGTGAGGACCGGCGGA